GCGATGAGTTGTGCTGTATTGGACCGTCATTTTCGTATCCTCGTTGAGTGCTCAGGATTGGGCGATCTTCGCTCATCAGAAGGTGAACGCCGCGGCCGGCGGCGTGAAGTTGGCCGTGTAGCGCGCGCCGCCGATCCAGATGCGCGCGTCGTCGATGTTGCCGGCAAACGGGCTGCTGGCGCCAAGAGGATCGGCCGATCCGATCGCTATGCCAGATGAGTTATTGATGATGGTGCCCGCCGTCGTGACGTTGGACTGAGATACGCCGTCCAGATAACAATCGAAGCGGTTTCCGTAGCGCACGAACGCAGCGTGATACCAAGTGCCGGTCGACACAGTGGTGCCCCCGGTAATGGCCACGAGCCAGCTACCGCCACCACTGCCGCAAAGCATATAAAGCTGACCGCCATTGACGAAGCAAAGAACTCCGTTAAATGAGCCGCTGTTCTGAGATCCGAACAGCACGCGCGATCCGGAATTATTGGATGACTTGAAGAAGCATTCAAACGTGAAATCGCCACTGCCTGGCCCAAAAATATTATTCGTCGTCTTAATGAAGTCCGAGCTTCCATTGAGTAGCAGGGAGGCCGTGCCGAATTTCGGGCTAGTCGTTGAAAGGGCCGCACCGCTGACTGCGCTCCACGTGCTGGTATAGACATCGGTAAAAGTGGTTGATCCGTTCGTACCGTCGAAATGCAGCAGCGCGGTCGAGTTGACAACGCCGCTCCGATATTTGGTGACCGCTGGGATCACGTCATGTCCCCGGCGAGGACCCAAACGGTCGTTGCCACCTTCTGAAGCACGAGCGTCGAATAGCGCGCGCGCGCGGTGACCGAGCTCGGATTGTTCAGCGTATCGGTCGTGATTGCGATGGTGGTCTGTCCAGCGCCGAGCTGGACGACGGATACAACCGTTCCCACCGGGAAGGCGACCGAGGCATTCGCCGGAATCGTCAGCGTGTTGGCCGACGCGTTGTTCATCGTGACGATGCCTTGGTTAGCGGATGCAGCCGGAGCATCGGCCAGCACGAGCGTATAGGTCGTACCGGTTTGCGGGTTGACCGGTGGAGTAGTCGAAGTCCAGGCGGGAGCGCCGGCCACCACAATCAATGACTGCCCCGTGCTGCCGATTGCCAGACGCTGCGGCGTACCGCTCGAGCCGCCGTCTATCAGGTCCCCAGCAGTGGTCATCGGATTGGCGAAGCCGGAGGCCGGCGTAGCCCATGCTGGCGCCCCGGCTGTGACGGTCAGGACTTGCCCGGAGCTTCCGATAGCCAGCCGTTGCGGCGTTCCGCTGGATCCTCCATCGATGATGTCGCCCGCCGTCGTCATCGGATTCGTCATCCCGGCAGCGCCGGAGATGACCGTTACGACGTTGGTCCCATCCGCGTACAGGATTGCGCGCGTGCCTTGCGCCACCACGACACCGGTTCCGGAGGCGCCGATTACGGTGAGCGTGAATGCACCGCTCGTGTTGTTATAGAACGTCCATTCATCCGGATTGAGCGGCACTATCACCTGAATGTTTCCGGTGAGCGTCCCCGTGCATTCGATGATCTGCGCGTTCGCCTGGGCGCGCGTCAGCGTCACATTGGAGCTGCCGGCTACGTTCACGGTCACGCGCGGATTGAACGGCGCTCCCCAGCAGCGTTGATCGGTATAGCTCGTGATCGTCGACGCGCCTGTCACGACGGTATAGAGCGGCACCCGGCCTGCCGTGAATGCCGTCGTATTCGCGCTGACCGTGCCGGCGACTGGATCGAATTCGACGTAATTCGTGTTGCTGGCCGTCAAGGCAATCGTGCCGTTCGCCAGCATCGTGATTGCTGGACTCGCGCCGCCCGCGATGTACTTGCCGCCGTAGTAGCCCCAGGTTGTTCCGGTCGTGGTGCTCGCGCGCCGGCCGCCGAAACACGAGGGCGATTCCGCGTCGTCTTCGGCGTTCGCCGTGACCTCTTTTTGCGATTGAGCCGTCGCGATGGTATCGAGGTTTGTTGTGCTGTCGGCCATGAGTCGCCTCCTAGGGCATCGTGCTCGTTATCTTCGCCATGTTGCCGGCGCCGGTCACCGCCGAAACCTGCTGCACACCCCAAATCAGCGTACCGCCATGCGCAGCGATCGGCGAGCCGAAATCGGTCGTCTGCTGCGCGCTCGTGTAGGTCGCGTTCTGCACTCCTACGCCGCTCACGCCGATCGTGCGCAGGACGACGGTCCCGGCTCCGTTGTAGATCGAGACGGTATAGGCCTCGCTCGCCTCGGACATCGGCACATCGACACTCGGCAACCATTGCCAGGTGATGCGGTTGCGTCGCGTCCATCGCAGCGAAATGTCACCGGCGACGCCATTATTCGTCGCGGTCAGCAGCACGGGAGAAAAGCAAACCAGCGTGTTCGCCTTCGCGGTGATCGTCTGCTGTGCTCCGCTGCCGATCGCTTGCCCGGCGCTGACGGCCTGATAGATTCGCGGCTGCCCAATGTCGGCCGTCGGTATCGGCTGGATCTGGATGACGCCCGGAGAACTCAGCAGCACGAACGTTTCGCCGATGCCGTGTCCGGTCGCTGCCCATTCGGTGCCGAAGCGACCGCGCAGAAGTCCGGACAATTTGTACGTGGTACCGCTGACCAGCACGGCGTTCTTGAACTGGAAAATCTCGTTGCCGAGCAATCCGACATTGCCTCCATTCAGGACGGAGAGTTCCGGCAGCGAGGCAAGAGTGCTTGCAGAGAGCAATTGAACGTTTACGGTGTTGCCCTCGTCGAAGATATTATTGCCGAGCCAATTGCCCAGTGCAGTCGTTGACTTGCCGACGGTCGAGGCCGCGCCTTGCGAGACGCCAGCCACCCAGGTAATCCCGCTGTCGCTCGACTTGAACAGCGTGGCTCCCGGCCATCCAGTCGGGCCGTACATGGCGACATAGAGATTTGCCCCGGCGCCGTCCGCGTCGCGCAGCGGCGGGATATCCATGATGACTGCCGTGGTCGCGACCTGACCGCTGACCGGTTGCACGGATGTGATTGCGCCGCCCGCCACCGATTGCGAGTACACGGGCGCGCATCCGACCGCTTCCCAGTCGATCTTGCCAGCGGCCTCGGTCTTGCGACTCAGGCGCGCGAGATACAGCTCGGCGCCGCTATTGAGATTGATAATGTCCGTCGGCTCTAGCTGCGCCCATTTGTACGAAGTCGAGAACCTGAAAGTGGTGCGGCCGGCAATCGCATCCCACAGCACGATCGCCGCCGCGACCGCCGCTCCGTTGTCGTCCATTACGGCCGCGGAATCAATGGACTTGATATTGTTCTGTTGAGTCGAGCTGATGCGGCGCGCGTACTGCATGCCCTGCTGATATTGCGCGGCGAGCGCGTAGTAGGTCAGGTTGATCTGCGTCGGCAACTCAATCTCGCTGCCACGCGTGAAGACGAGCGGCTGAGTGCTGACCTTCCCGTTCACCTCGGCGCCCATGTCGTCCAGTGTGATCGTTACGGCTGGCGACGCCGAACGCTTCACGAACTTCGCTTTCATGTCGGACTCAACGCCATCGAACCACCAGGCCGGCGTCAGCGCCTCAAGTGCCGCGCGCCCGGTCATCTGTCTATCCACCACGAAACCCCATACGCCATCGGTCAGCGCGGTCGTATCGAGATTGCCAGCCGCGATGCCTTCACGCTGACAAATGTCGCTGACGATGGATGAGAGCTGTACCTGACCGATAGATGTGGTAACGGAGAAAAGCGCATAGCGCGTGAAGTCGGTAAAGAAGCAGGTCCCGCCGTCCGCGAAGATTGCAGGATAGCCGCCCGGCGCAGTGGTAAACGCCGTGATGCTCTGCGGCGCTAGGACTTGACCACCGGAAATTTTATAGAGACTGACCTTATTTGCGCCGCCCGCATTTCCTAACCAAATCGTGGTCAGATTTGATTCCAACATGGCGACATCCCAGTTGGAGATTCCCCCATATCCATTGCTATTAAAATAACCGCCCACTTGGCTGAACGCCGTCGCACCACTGGACGGGTTGAACTGGTTCCTGCTGACTTCCGCCACGGCGAAGCTTGAGCTAACTGACAAGATATGTAGCCAAGCGTTGGAGTTGCCCGTATCGAATGTGACGACGCAGACATGCTGCCAGTCGGCGCATGGGAAGACCGCAATCAATTCCCATGTGCCGGTGAGTCCTGGCGGCGTGCTGAGGGAAGCTATGACGTCGGTCTGAAGCGTCCCCGTCGCATAATCTTCTACCCAAAGAGCGGCGCCAGTGGTCAAGTCCCCCGATCGCGTCGGACCGGTCAGAATGTTCAGTCTGCTTCCTATTCCAGTTGAATAGACGCCGCAAGTTCCGGCTGCATGCGGCATTACAAGGCCGGCGTAATAGGTGCCGGAGTCCTTGAATTTCTTTTGACTGTTATCGATGTTGTTTGTCTGAATTGCGGCTTCGAAGTCGGATGGTGCCGCAGGCGGCTGCACCGAGCCGTCGGTTACGGAAAGCTGGTAGGTATTGCCGTCCCCACCAATCAAGCCGGGCGCTGTTTTGAAGCGGTCGTAGATCCTCACCATCGCGCCGGCAAAGCCGGTCGGCACACCGACGTAATCGCCGGTCGATCCATTCCACAGCGGAAATCCAGTTAAGTCGTTCTCCCAAATTTTTGCGAGCGGGTTAGTCACTGAACTTGTGACGATCTCGGCACTGATTGCCGGTTCTACATTGCCGAAATTGGCAAGCGGAATGCCGCGGAAGACGATGTAAGCGCTACCTCGATAGGCGGGCGTGTTGCCAACGCCGTTCTGCGGAAAAGATTGCAGTGTCGGGTCAGGATTCTGCGCGTAGTCGCCCTTGTAGACGGTGAGGTACTTTGTCCGGTATTGATTCGATGCGGCTATCGTCGCGGGCGTCGCGCTATCGCTCACGTCGTAAATCAAGATTCCGTTGGCCCAAAGCCTGCGGATATCGGTGATCGGACCTTCGCACAAAGCGACCGCGAACCAGCCATAGTATGAATAGCTCGTGACCGATGGGCCTCCCTTGCCGCTGGATGTGCCGGCCTCCACGATAGGGATCTGATCGATAAGCGTCGCGGAAATGCGGAAACTTCCATAGCCGAACGGCAGCATCGTCCCGTAGGACGCATTCATTGCCTGCACATTTTTCGTGTGCGGCCCATCAATCTTGGTTGGGAAAGCGGCGCCGCCAACCAGCGCGCCGGCGGCAAAGCCCAATTGCGGATAACCGAAGTACGTGCCGACCGCTGTGCCGACTATTTCAAGCGCGATCTGGCCGACGTTCTGGCCCATCTACTTGATCCCAGGCAGGCGAAAGGCCCCGCGAATCAGCGGGCGCCAAGTTGGATCGATGTTGTTCTCGACCACCATGCGCGCCTGTGCGTAGGAATGGATCACGGTCGGCTGCCCGTCGAATTCGGCGACGATCCCCATGTGATGTGGGTCAACGTCGAAGGCGAAGACGAGCACATCGCCCGGGCGCGCGGTGTGCGACAGGATCGCATGCATGTACTTGGTACAGGTCGGGAGCAGGGTCCCGTCCGGGTACTTGGAATAATTCGGTACCTCGACGGATTTTTCGATCAGCTTCAGCTCTTCGGCAATGCAGATGATGAGGCCCGCGCAATCGACGCCGCCCTGCGGACCTTTGACGCGAGCAAGATGGTGCCATGGCGTGCCGACATAGCTGCGCGCGCACTCGACCACTTGCGCGCGCGTGACCATCAGACGCCCCCGGGTCGCATCATCTTGTCGATACCGGGCAGGCGCGGGAAGCCGCCGAAGCTCGCTGGGACATTGAACTTGTTTTTGCAATCCTCGGTGAATCGCCCCATGCATCCAGGATAGATGGTGAACTGATCACCGATCGCGATATTGTTCAGCATCGGCAGTTGCAGCACGATCGAGCCGCCCGACATCGCGCTGCCCTGAATATCAGCGGAGCGTCCCGAATTCAACCCGGTCGTCCAGGTGAGAAACCCGTGGGTGAAATAGGTATCCGGCTGCCCGAGGCTGGACGCGTGGAATGCCTGATTGTTCGTGACGCTCGTCACCGGCACGGCGGTCACGGCAAGCGATGGCAGATCGACCGGGCAATGCGACCAAGTGACGGGCCCGCTCGAGGTTAGATTGCCGACCACCCAGCGGCAAGTGGGCATGATCAAATGCCCCATCTGCTTTTGCAGCCATTGCGTGAGGCCGCGCAGCTCGGCCCGATACTGATTCGGGCTCGTCACGGTCACTTGGCCGAGCACCCCATAGCGCATCTCATAGGCGCCGTGCGAGAGATTCTTGCGGTTGACCATGAACATCCTGAACTGCGCATCATCCCACTTGCCGGCCATCAGATCGGCCTCGGTGAAGACGCCCGATTGCAGGTAGGCGATGACCTCGACGTGATCGACGGTCAAATCCGCCGAGCTTTGCATCTGCGTCGGCGAATAGCCTTCCGTTGGGTCGTAGGTATGACCGCCGAAGACAATCGGCTGATCGCAGTCGGTGAAGTAGAACGCGGCGCCGTCGGTGCGGGTGATGGCGAGGCACGTACTCAGAGTCAGGACTTCAGCCTGTAGATCGGCGAGCAAGCCCGATGAGATATTTTTCACGTTCGCAGCTCGATGATCGGAATCGTCGGCCAGCGGATCAGCAGATCGCCGCCCGGAACGCGATCCACGATTTCATACTTCATGTCGTCCACGTCGAAGCGCACGGGGACGTCGAATTGTCCGGTCCAGGTGAGCGCGTGGCCGGCGGTCGGCGGGCTACCGAAGGTTGCTAGTCCCGTCGTGTAATCGACCGTCGGCGACACGGGCGAGCCGTTGTCGAAGAAGGCACCGGTTCCGGATATCGGCTTGCGGATGAGGCGCTGATCAGTCAGCGCGCCGGTCGCGTAATTCTTCACCATCTGAAAGACAGTAGTTGCACCGTCGCCGACGCCGGAGAGCCCGAGGACGCCCGTACCGCCTGCCATAGAATCGCTGAAGTCACTGAAATCCTTGAAGCGGAATCCGTGCGTCTTGCCATTCATCGCGCGAAAGTAGGCGATAAGCGGCCCGTATTCCGTCAGAGTCTTCGTGACCTGGCCGACGTCCCAGCTCATGCGCCCATAGGCCCATTGGCTGAGCCGCTGCTCGAAGCCGGAGCGCAGGCCGATCACGACCGTCGCATAGCCAGGGCCGCCCTGCGCGTGAAAGGCGATGGCCTCCGGGAAGCGCGGAGTCTCGATAAATGCCATCAGTTATTACGCCTGTGCGAAACAGCGATAGCCCGGGCGGCCGCGGCGCCGGTCAATGCCATCGATTCGCGAGTTACCGGCTGGCCGGGCGGCATATGGACATGGACGACCGTCGAGCCGAAGCCGCCGGCGGGGACAACGGTGCCGCTCCGCCCTGGCATGAATAGTTCCGGACCGCGCTCGCCGACGAGGTAGGCATTACCGGCGCTTGCCGGACCGCCTTCCTGTAGAAAACCGCTGAAGAATGAGCCGGCCGATGCGAGCAGGCTGCCTAGACCGCCGCCGCCCGCGAGATTCGCGGGCGGCCCAGCTTGTCCCGCCGCCAGTCCCGAGCCGCCTCTACCGCCGAAAAGGCCGGATAGAAATCCGCCGAATCCGCCTCCCGCCCCGCCGCCTCCGACGCCAAAAATCTGCTTCGCGATGTCCTGCGCGGCAAGCTTCGACAGTTCGCTGAAGATCGAGTTGACCATATTCGAGAAAGCTTTGCGCACCGACTCTGTGCCGTCTATCACCTTGGCGAAGTTGTCGGCGAATGCCGTTTCGAACATGTTTTCGAATTTCGCTCCCAGCGGGTCGGCGTCGGCTTTGAGCTGATCCAGTTTCAGATGCAGCTGCTCTGCCGCGATGATGGCCTCCGGAGTCTTCGATTTCTCCGCCAGTGCGTCGTAGTTGACGACGAGTCTTTCCAGTTGCGCGATTTCCGCCCTGCGCGCTTCGCCAAGCTGCGCGAGCGCCTGCAGGCTTCCGACGGCGCCGATTTGCTGTCGCAATGCGATGCGCTGCTCGACGATGCTCGCGTTCGCCTCCAAGTCGCCTATCTGCTTCTGCTTGGCGGCTATGTCCTCGTCGATCTTCTTTCTAGCGATCACGCCAGCGGCTACGACGTCGCCCTCGGCACCCAGCTTGCGGCGCGGTAGCTGCTCCAATGACAGTCTCGCCTGAGCCGCCGCGGCTTCCTCCAGATGCCCAGTCAGTTTCAGAAGCTCGATATCCAGCGCCTCGACCGCTTCGCGCTGCTTTTCCGCATCGTCTCGACCTTTCTCGACGCTGTTGGAAAACGCAACGCCCGCATCTATCACCGCCTTGGCGCGCTTGCCCTCTATTTCTCTGATCTTCTCTTCGGCCGCAATCAGGTCTTGATCCTTCAATCCTTTGACGCTGGCGTATTTCTCGGCTGCAGCAATTTCCGCGTCGTATTCGGCGACGACTACCCGCAGATGCTCCTGAATGTCAGCCTGCTGCGCCGAGTAGAAATCGTGCAGCGAGATTTCGCCTCGGTTGTAATAACGCGTCAGAAATTGCTCGCTCTGCGTGAGAGCCGCGTTTTGGGCGGCAATCGACCGGTCCAGATCCTTGATCGCCGCATCGCGGATTGCTTTCTCGTCCGCAGTCTTCTCGATCTTGATCTGAATGACTGGCTTCGTGGGCTTCTGCAGCCGCCGCGTGACCTGGTCGGTAAGGTCGCCCGCTTCGCCCCCTGCCAGGGCGACGGCGCGCTGCTGGGCGAGCAGACCGGCGAGTTCGGCCTTTGCCGCGATTGCTTGCCTCTGCAGGCCCAACAAAAATTCAGGAGTCTTTATCCTCGGAGCCGCTATCTCGTCCCCGAGGCGCTTGACCGCATCGCGCGCTGCGTCGATCCGCTCCTGGATCGGCGTATCGGTGATCGACGCGAAGAAGTTTTTAGCCGGGATCGAGATAAGCGTCTGCAGGAGTCCTGCGCCGGCTCTCTGTGCGGCCAGCATGTTTTCGGACAACGAGCTCAGCGCCGGCAGGAATTCCTGAACGAGCGCGTTCGCATTCTCGTGAAAGGTGACGCTCAGTCGCTTGAGGTTCTTTTCGAATTCCTCGGCTTGCTTCGCCTGCTCGGCCGTGACGCGCGATTGAATCTCGCCGCCTTCGGCCAGGTCGTGAAGAAGCGGCAGCATGTTCGCGCCGCTCTTACCCATCAGCAATTGGGCGAGCGCGACCTTTTCCGCGCCGTCCTGATACTCATTCAACCGCTGAGCGATCAGCCGGAAAACCTCGTCCGGTTTCTGCCCGATCAGGTCCTTAGTCGAAATACCGATCGCCTGGAATGCAGCTGTCGTCTTCTGGCCGCCGTTCGCGGCATCGATCATCGATTTCGAGAGCTTTTGCAGGCCGACGGCTAACTGATCATTGTCGGTATTCGTCAACTTGGCGGTCGCCGAAAGGTTGGCGAGGCCTTCGACGGTCGCGCCCGTGCGCTGACTGAGCTTTTCGAGGCTCGCCGCGGCTTCGATCGCGCCTTCTATATGCTCCTTCAGAAGAGTGAATCCTTCGCCGACCGCCAGGAGGCCGCCGATCGTTTTCAAGGTTCCGGCGACGCTCTGGAACGCGCTGTCCATCCGCTGCGCGCTGTCCTCTGCGGTTCTGCGGACCGCAGACATGTCGGCCTGGAACTTGGCTACGTTCGCGCTGATGTCTACCACTAAGCTACCAAGACTACCGGCCATCTAGCGCCTCCCGGCCCGTCGCGCGCGAATCGCGTCGGCCATTTCTAAAATAGGCTCAACTCCCCAGTTGTGGGCCATAACATTTATGCAATATAAAACTATGCGCACGTTGTCTTTTGTGTATCCAAGATTTGCATCCTTTCGGTCTAGCGATGGGCCGTTAGCATGTTTTCCTGGAGATAAATCGAATGGCAATCCGGAAACTTCGCACGAATTATTACTCAACAGTCCTCGCACAAATTCAAGGTCTAGATCGAAACTCAATCCCTTGAGCTTCGCTCTTCCGCGCGCAGCCGACAACATCGATGATGCGCGATTTCTAGCATTTCGTTCCCTGAATTTTTCGCGGTTGAGTCTATATTCGTCGCGCCTCGATTGACGCCTAGCCTCGGCGTGCTTTGCATAGTTGCTGCGCCCGTAGGCTATATATTTTTCTCGATTGAGCGCCTTATACGCTGCGGCCCTGGCTTTGAACTTCTCAGGATTTGCGGCGTACCGCTGCCTGTTTACCTCGTTAACACGGTCGGCGCGTGCCGCGCGGGCGACGCGCATTTTGTCTCTATTATTTTCAGCCCATTTGCGTTTAATCTCGCGCGCTTTGCCTGGGTTGTTTGCTCTCCATCGCTTGTTTTCAGCTAAGGCGCACGGCTTGCAAAGTCGGTCGCGCCCTCCGCGGTAAAAATTGTCGATTGACTTGGCTGTACGGCATGCACGACACGTGATGTCAACGACGAGGGAGCCGAGCGTGCCAGCCATCTATGTGTCCTTCATGCTCTATACGAAGTACCAGGACGAGGATCGATGAGCTGCTTTATCAGAAGCGCCTGCTGCTCTGGATCGCTAAGCAGGATGCCGTCCTCGCGCTCCTGCACCCTCTCGCTAAACAGCATGTAGTCGGACGGGCGTCGTGGCGAACTAGGCGGATTGAATGAATGGTTCGCGGTCGAGGCGCAGATCATCCCGGTCCGAAGATCAGCGCGCGGCTCGCCGAATGGATCGATGGCATCGAATGCCATCCATTCGGTCACCTCCGCGCTGCTGATGCGCGCCAGCAATTCGCTCACCGTCATCCCGAGCGCTAGGGCGAGACGGAAGGCGAAGCGCCGTTCGGGCCGGGCGGTGAGTTTTTTGCCGCTTCTCCTACGGCGCCGGGAGCCAGGCCGTTCAAGCGCTGCGCCACGTCGAAAACGCGCTCGATCGCTACGGCCGACTTCGCTGCCAGGTGCTCGACCTCATCGGGTCCGAACAGGAGATTTCCACTTTCATCGACGGCGCACATGGCGACCAGCTTCGCTTGCACATTGCGCATATCGGCTTCGTGCTTGCCGTCAGCGCGCACGATCATGCAGGACTGCTGAAACTGATCGCGCTCAGCTCCGGACATCATTTTGACTATCACCGCTCCGGCCCATTCCTGGACCTCAACCGTTTCGGTAGTGATGTCCTTCGCGTCGACGATATCTTGACGCGTCAGGATCTTCATCGGCTAGGACCACGTGACCGAGCCCGAAATCCTCGCGTCAACGTTTCGCCGCGCAATCGCATCGATGCCGCCCACGAGCGCGAATTTCTTGATGTAGGCGGTAAAGGACGCGGTCGGTGTGGTGCCGGCTGGCAATACGACCTTCATTGTCCGCGAGGTGCCTGCGTTGTAGGCCGCCAGCAATGCCGCCTGCCCGGCATCGCCGTTGTCGTGATCGCATTCGAAACTGAACTGGCCGAAGTCCACGAGGCCCAGCGCGATTTCTTTCGCGGTGCTCTGAAGGTTCGTCTTGTCGAGTTCACTTGCCGAGCCGTCAAGCCCCGTGAAGGTGCGGCAGTTGCCAACGGTGGTGTACGTCGTCGGCGTCGCCGTGCCGCTGCCAGCGGTGATCGTCTTGCCGGTGGTATCGACTTGGACTGCGAACGTATTGGTCGTCTTATTCGTGACGGTGAAACTCAAGCTGTTCAGAAGGGCCGCGTCTGCGCCGCTCAAGGCTGCGATTGCGACCAAGTCGCCGTTACTGAAGCCGTGCGCGGTCGCGGTCAGGATGGTCGGGTTGCCGACGGCGACGCCGGAGATGGTTTTCGCTCCGCCCGTGCCAGTGGCGATCTGGATGAGCGTGCCTTGCGCGCTGATTGCGGTTGAGGTTGGCATTTCGGCGGTCCTTTCAGTTTAGTGCGGGTAGATCGTGGCCTTGCGTGGTCTTGCTAGTCGTAGTGCCAAATCGAGTAATCGAGCATCACGCGATGGCACTTCACGTCTTGCTCATAGAAATCCTGTTCTCCGTTGTTCAAGTTCTGAACGCCCCAGGCGAGCATCGCGGCCCGAAGCGCCGCAGCAGTCGCCTGAGCGCTCGCGTAGGACTGCGACCACACGTCTAATTGCATCCGTGTATTGTTGATTGGCGGATTTCCGTTGCCGGCGAGAATATTCTCAACCGACGAGAGTACGCGCTGAAAGACGATGTACGGCAGCGTTGAGCCTTGCGCAGCGATCGACGGATAGACGGGAACCGTCGGCATGGCCGTTGCGAGCATGGCCTTGAGGTCTTCCTGGATCATCCGGCCGCCTTGTCGAGCTCTCGCGGGATGCGCTCGGCTCCATAGGCACGCATTGCCTCAATTGCGGCTTCCTTCTTTGCTTCAAAAGCGGGTCGCATGAACGGGCGTGCGCTCATCTTCGACGTCCCGAATTCCACGAAGCGGCCGTAAAAGGCGTCCAGATTCAGGATCTTCGCCCCGCGCTTCACAGCTCGCTGTTTCTTGCCCTGCCTCACGCCGACGAAAAAGGTCTGCTGAACGGCGTTCGAGAGTTCAGCGATCTGCTTCTGATAGACCGCCTTTTTCAGCGTGCCGGGCGGCGGGTGACCTTCGGATACGGGGCCCGTGTACTCCGGCGCGCGCAGGATGGCCTCCTTCCGGATCACGGTTGCGCCCGCGTTGACCATTCCGCGCAGCACGTTGCGCCCGACGCGTCCTGGCAACTGCGCGAGTTGGCGCTTGAAGTCCTCGAAGCCATGGATCGCGATGTTCTGGTACTCAGCCAATGTTCATTCCCTCGCCGGCCAGGATCGTGATTTCGCGGTTGCGCTCATCGACGTTCAGCGTCCCGTGAATGTTGAACAAGCGCGTGCCGTAGCGCAGACGGTACGCGGCCATCACCTTCGGATCGGCGAACCGCGCCTGATACCAGATCGTGATTTCGTGCGAAATCTCGACATTGATTGCTTGCGAGGCCTCGCGTTCGCGGCCACTGAGCGGGTTTATATCGGCCCAAACGGTATCGACCGCAGTCCAGGTCAACGGCTGGCCGCCGAACGAATCTTGCGTCTGAGCCTGCTGCTCGATCACGACCAGATGCCGAAGGTCGCCGGCTCTCACGGCAGAGATACCCTGAATTCATCCAACAGACCCTCCATGAATGGCAACTCCTCGATATGGCCGCGGTTCAGGATCGCGACTTCCTCGCGATTGACATAGAGCGATGCGGCCCGGATCAGAATCCATCCGCGCATGCCTGACGGAACCTCTCCGATGTAGCGCGAGCCGCGGCCATCGCCGACGTAATTGGTACCGCTGCCGGCATCGGTCAGCGTGATCGGGTTGCCAACTACATCCGTCAGCGTGTAGACGCCCGCCGCAGCGCTGGCCATCAGGTAATCAGTCATCGGCTTGAGTGGCGCTGGCAGCGCGCCGCCCGAGTTAGAAAACCTGACCTTGTTTCCTATTACCCATTGAACGGGACCCGAGACGATAATCGTCGAGGCGGATCTGGTAAAGGGAGATGCATAGCCAGCGTCATAGGTGATCTGGACCGATCCGATCTGCGGCAATGTGATTGGCCATACGCAACCGAACGCGGGCGTCACGATGCCCGGCTGCATCGTCAGGTTGGTGACATACGTTGCTGGATCCATTGTCAGCCAAGCACCCGTCATGTCCAGGAAGCGGATCGAGACAACGGCAACGGCGGGCGCGCGGGGCAGCATCACGGCATAGCCCGGGATATTGACGGGATGCGCGAATGGCAGCGGCGTGCCATAGCCGGCCTGCGGAAAGCGGTCCAGCACCATCACGAAGCGTGCGTGCAGGCATTGCTGCCGCGTCTTCATTTCCGCAGCCGCGCGACCCTGCGCGATGCACAGGGAGAGCCGAAGCGCCTGCGAATCGGCCGAACTGACCCGCATATGATCGAGCGCCTCGAGCTGATCGATCGGCTCGGCGGTTGGCGCTGTCAGAACATATTCGGGCATCGCTCAATCTTCGGTAAAAGCCCGGAGCGCTGGACCGCCCCGGGGTATTTCCGCATGCACAGGTGTTAGACGATCTG